ACTGCTCTTGTTCCGTTGTAAGGCGATCCGCATCCTGTGATGACAACTGATTGTCCTTCCGTAAATTCATGTATTCCTAGTGTAGTGAAAGTAGCGACATTATCTGTCAGCGATACCTTCTCGATGGGTGCTTTAAATGTTACTAGCATTGGCAGAATGACTGTTTCTGCTGTGTCAATAATTTGGTTTAAGTAAGTGTCGTCATAAAGAGCGGAACTTACACCCAACACAGATCTCAGCTGTGATGCTGTAATAATTGTAGGCATAAGTTCCTCTCTAAACTCCCATTAATGGATGCCTGAGATCGGGAGCAACCTCAGGCACTCAGTTAAATTACGCTACTGACAGTTTGCGGAATGCTGCTGGGTAGCGATTAACTACTGCAACATAACCATATAATCCAATTTCGACACGGCCATTCGCAACAATATTGGCACGAATTTCGAAGGTGCCACTCTCGTGGAATCGCATTGCTGCTGATGGATAAACTAATGCATGCTTAGCGTTTGCATTATCACCTGTGTAGTTAGGATCTACTACTAAGTTCAAGCCAGCAACTGTGCCCGCTGTCGAACCCTGTGAAATTAAACCTGCTGCGTTTTGTGGAGCTGCTGCTGCAAATAGTGGACGACCATCTGCTACTGCGCCAAGTAAGCCAGCGAAGTCGATGCCATTTGTTCCACCTGAAGGAGCAACCATTAAGCGGTTTGGTGTGAAGCGCATAACTCCATAAGAGTCTGCAATTCCATCAGCAATTGCTGCATAAATTGTTGAGCCTGATGATCCTGCTGCTGCCTCTGCTGCAATTTTAGCTGCGTAAGCATCTGTCTTTTGTGCGTAAGATGCTGCCAACTCACGAATTAAAAGATCTAAAAATGAAGGGTCAGATCTGTCAAGAACTTCTTGATTGATCACATTTGCGCCAGCAAACTTGACGATGTCATTTTCTTGGAAGGTTACTGCGGTGTCCTGTGAAGCATATTCAACACCCTCAGCAGTCAAACCTACAATGGCTTGCGCTCCAAGCACAGGCGTGTAAATTTTAAGCCCTGATGGAGGTAGTGGCGCACGCTCAATAGAATCAATGAACGGGCGAGATGAATCAATTACGCCAATAACATCGCGTAAGTAATTTGGTGGAACCATTCCTGTGTTTTCTGAAACTGTTCCAATTGCTAATGCTGCAAGTAGATCGCGTGCATCGTTGTCGCCTTGAATTGCACGAATCTGTGCTGCTGCATATTGTCCTGCTGTAACATTTGTATCAACGCGTGGCTTTGTGTATGCCATGTAGTTGGCTGTTACAACTGGAGCCTGTGTCGCTTCTACCGCTTCGGTTGCGATAGGAGCCTCAGAAGTAATTTCTGACACTATGTTCTCCTTTGTTGTGGTTTCCTCAGCGGTTGCTTCGGAATTCTCTGGTGTTTCACTAGCTGCAACTTCAGCAACTCTTGCGCTGTCAATTGCAGGATCTGTTACAAGTGAAACTTCCTGAAGTGTGCTTGATTTAATTCTTAGCACGCCTTCCTCATTTTTCCATTCATTAATTTTAACTCCGACAGAAAATCCGTCGCGAAGCCCAGTTGCAGCCTCTTCCAATGCGTCATCCGCAGAAAAAGTTTTAGCCAAACGAAATGTTGCTTCCAAGCCTGTATCTGTTGCAGTTATATCAACAAGTTTTCCAAGTGGCTTTGTTCGCTCATGCTCAAGCAATAATTTGACAGGCTTTGAGAAATCAATGCTGTCTTTTTCAAATACTGTTAATCCTGCGCTTGTTGAACCTTGCTCATCCCATGTGACGATTTTTCCTGAGATTGTGCGTTTGTTAGTGTCAGCAGCTGTTATTTCTATTGGGAAATTAATCTTCATCGGATTAAGTCCTCCTCCTCTTGGATTTGCTCAATGCTCATTGCACCGACGCGGTTTAGTATTTCATAAACTTGAGCACGCTCTAATGCTGAACCTCTCAAGAAATCATCAATATCAAATCGAGTTTCAATTCCGTTAGGACAGAAATCAGATTGAGATAATCTTTGTTCAATTGCAGTTAAGATTGGGCGAAGTGAGAAATCAATTAATGCTTTTCTTTCAGCAGTCATGTTTGAATAAGTCATTGAAGTAGTTTCAGCAGATATAAATGATGCAGGAATACCAGATGCTCTTGCAATTTCTAAAGCAAGGTATTGTCGTGCTTCATTCATTTGAAGCGATTTAGGATCAAAGCCTAAAGTTTGTAATTCAACATCAGCATTTAAGAATGCAGTTGCTCTTGTTGATCTTGACAATTTCCAAGATTCTAATAATTTTGTAATTCTTTCTGGAGTTAGATTTGTGCCATTTGATTTAAGAACCATTTGTGGCATTGGTTCTTTTGCATACATTTCAGCTGCTTTTTCTAATTCAGCGGCAGCTTTAATTGTGCGACCTGCGCGATTTAGAATTCCTTCATCTAATCCGTTAAATACTATGAGCGAACCATTTCCAAACGGAGGAACTTTTTTTCCATCAACTGTGTAGTATTCAATTTCGGTTGAATTACCATTTAATGATGCAAATACTCTATTAGGTGCAATTCTTGTCCATGCTCTAATTCTTGAAGCATCGGTTGATGAGTAGCTGTCCATTTGCATTCCATAGCCCACCCCATATAGCAAAATGTCTTCCGCTAACCAACTGTAAATAGCTGATCCAGCAACTCTCGGATCTGGTTGCATAATTACGCGATTTGGTCTTATGTGTTCATTTGTAAAATGATTATATTGTTCTAAAGGTAAAGATCCGACTGTTGAACAAATTATATTTCTAGCGCGTGCTCCAGATGGAATAGCCATATACTGTTCGCGAGTTGCGGTTGTTGTTCCAAATAAAATTCCGCCAACTAATTGTTGTGCGTTGTAAGGTGCAAGTGCAGCTGCAACATCTACTTGCTGAATTGGCTGCTTTGTGGTAAAACGATCAAATAATCCCATTAGCACATAATATACCATAAATACAAATTATCCGACTTGAATGTCTACCTCTGTTTCAACTTGTGTCGCAAAATAAGAACAAAGACTTGTGGCAACGGCTGCACAAACCGCGACCCTGCTGGCTCTCCTTCCAATAATCCACGATCCATCACCATAAGGTAATTTTGCAGCAGACAAGGTTTGTTGTGTCAATTCCTCTTGCCCTGAATGCTGCAACCTGTGAGAGTTAATTGCTCCAAGCCACCTGTCGCACGATTCTGCATAAATAGCACCATCCATAACAGTTGTTTGTATGCCAGCAGGAATTAGACGACTTGCAACTGCCTGACTTGTTTTTGCGCTATAAGCAACAGTTTGTGTGTTGTATTTTCTGACATAAGGTGCGATGTCATTGGCAACTGCTAAATCATTCAAGCTGTAATCGTTTGACCAAGTGTGAAGTAATTGCACATAAAACCTCTCACCAGATAATCTTTGAGCAGCTACTAATGCGCCAAACTTTCTATCAGGCGACAAATCAAGTCCAAGCCAAGTAGGTTGTTCAGGATGTAGTGGTATTGGATCTATTTGACACATTGCCCACTTTTGCGGATCAATTGCGCTGTTTATTGTGTCCACCCATTGCGTTAAGAGTTCGGTTCTTACAATATCTGGTGGATCATTAATTGCTGCCAAGATGTTATCTGGATGGATTGTAATTCCTAATGATGGGTTGGCTTGAGCAAATGCAGACCAGTTAATATCGCCTGACGGAAGGTGGATCGGCGCATCTGGTTCGGCACTCCACTCAAACCACCCAATTGGGTCATTGGTTGTAGCTGATGCCAATGCCCTCTCACGCAATTTGTTCAAAATTACTGAATGTTGGTCGCCAGCCGAACTATAAATCCATACTTGCGGATTCTTAGCACTCATCATTGAATAACGCATTGATGACCAAGCATCTTCATCTTTGTATTCACGCAACTCATCCATGTGAATCGTTTCGGGTTTACTCAAACCTCTCGCAGCATTGTTTGCAGCCTTTACAACAAACCGCCTGTTACCAAATAATTCAATTTCTTCCGCGCCATGTTGCCATCGGATTTTCTTTACTTCTTTTTCAAGTTCGGGATGTTGTTCAATTAATGTAACAATCTGTCTAAATGTTTCAAGTGATGTAGTTAATCTGTGAGCTGATGCAAGCTGTAAACCTTCACCCCACACGAACATGCCAGTAAGAATTCGCAACATCATTAATGTGCTCTTTCCGTTTTGTCTGCTAAGGCACAAACCCACCTCAGTTGTAGACCAACGATTATCTTCCTTAACCTTATGTGCATGAATTGCAACAAATTTCTGCCAATCCATAAGTTGTATGCCAACCTCAGATGCAAAGTCAATCATTTCTTGACCTTTAGACGGCAAATCATTAAGTTTTGAATGAATACGGGGTGTTTGAACACCTCCTAATCCTGAAGGAGCCTGATCTAAAAGGATCTCTCCCGTTTCAAGGTTGATCAAATCGATCCAGTCTGATCGTGGCTGATCGAGGTGTTTTGTGGGTTAGA